TGGTTGTAATAGCCCACCCTGTACATTTATGCGTCATTGGTTTATCTCCGTCATAGTGACCTGTATGTGTATATTAACACCTTGCTCACCATTTATCTTACGGTCTATTGATTTCAATAAATCTAGAAAGTCATCTACATTTATATATTCATCACTAGCCGTGTGAAATAACACTTTGTCTTTTTCACGTTTGTCTTTTTTTGGATTGTACTTTGATCCAATCTTATTGATTGCATAACTATCTGCGTATGTACTCATTTTAGTCCTCCGTTTTTGGTAATGACATGATCATCATAATCACGCCTGTTGACGTTATAAAAAAGCCCGTTGTCCTGCAATTATGCCAAGCAACGATACATCCAAGAACTGCGAGGGCAAAGCCCCCGCAAGTCATAAGTATATTACTACCCATTAACAACCTCTTTAACTTCTTCAACTTCGGTGAAGTTATGATTGTCACGTGAAATTGTAAAATCGGGTTTTACAAAAGCACAAGCAACGAGCATATGCCACACGGCAAGATCATAAACTTGCTCACGTGTCTTACAGAAATTAAAAGTAATATCCTGCCCTTCGTAGTCGGGTTTGGTTTTAGCATAACGATTGATATGCATACTTTCACATTGACCATAAATAATTATTTCGTCCTTGTGAATTTCAACCTCACAGACTTTTTTTATTTGTGGTAATTCAGACCAACTACGAACATAGTCGGCCTCCATTTTAACTTTACTCCACTCATTGTCAGTAAAGTCTGTTGCTTGTTTCCAATAGTTAGTATATCCCATTTTTATCCTCCTTTTTAGTTATATTGGTTTTTGAGATAAGTTTATTAACGTCCACCATTTTAGCACGAATGTTAATTGGTTGACGTACTGCTTGACATAAACAATCGTACACGGATTTACCCGTGTACAATTTACCTTTAATTCTCATCTTAATCATTTGACCAACTCCAATGTCTTTTTGATCTCTTTTTTAAGATAAGGGATTATTTCAGATTGTTTGACAGGATAAAAAATAGTTATATCTCTATCCGTCATCTTACATAAAAAGTCTAAAACTGCTTCAAGTTTTTTTATAGTTTGATCAGTTTTTAACTCATCAGATAAGACTTGTTTTATATGATCTACGTTTGGCATAGTCATTTACATATCCCTCCATAATCTTAAACCGATTAAAGATAAGATTGTTAATAATAGAAACCACTCCATAGGTTTCCTCCTTTCATTGTTAACTAAAGTTAATAATATAATCTTATTTACTTGTCAACTGCTTTAGGTTAGAATGGTTACAACATGACTAGAATGCTTACAGATCAACAAAAACGCTTTATTGAGTACTTTAGCCAAACAGGGAACGCCACACAAAGCGCAATCAAGGCGGGGTATTCAGAAAAGACTGCTGAACAACAGGGCTACGAACTTAAAAACAAGCTATCCAACGAGATTGATGACGCTACACGTAAGCTGTTGTCTAGTGCTGTTCCAATGGCCGTAGATAAACTTAAATCATTGATTGAGGGTGATAAGATTAGTCCAAGCGTAAAACTCGGGGCTATCAACTCTCTGCTGGATCGTACAGGATACCAAACTACGCACAAGGTAGAGGACGTGACAGGCAAAAAGACAGACGAGGAACTGCGCCAAGAACTCCAACACTTGTTAGGTGCGGTGCGTATCGTAACACCTACCGACAACGGCGGGGGTAATGGTTCTATAAACTAGGCCTTATTCCTCCATATCTTATCATATAGACACATACACAGACAGACACGACACTTACCCTACAGGTAAGCTCTAGCCCTAATCTTGCGCATATATGGGTCAGATAATGGATATCCGCACACACACACACGCCCTGCCGAGCAAGGTCTGGCGCTTGTGTTGTGGTCTTGTTCTATGTCAAAGCGTGGCCTCCTCCTCTAAATATTCTACCTACTACGCTACACACACGGGGCTTCGTTCTTCTTTTGTTCGCATGAAGGCCAAAAAACAGACCCCCACCCCCCAAAAACATTTCCGCATCCTATTACAATGGATTAATCCGCATAGCGATTGGGAAAAATTGATATTAACACAAGTTAATACTTGCATATGTGTAGCAAAACGGTTATTTATAGTTTATGGGGGATAAAGCATGGAAACAAAGGGAAAGAAATATAGCTAAATATTTTAATGGAACAAGAAACGCTTTATCTGGTGGTAATAGTAAAATAACTAGGGCTGATGTTATACATCCTAATTTATTTGTTGAATGTAAGTTAAGAAAAAAGCATAGTGCAATTAAATTATGGGAGGATACAAATGAGTTGGCTAAAAAAGAAAATAAGACGACTGTGGTTGCGTTATGTGAAACTAATAGAAAAGGCAGTTGGCTTGTAATACATAGTGAAGATCTAGATAGAATTATTGATGAACGAAGAATTGCAAAGAGCAGTAGAAATACTTAAAGAATTAGAACGCCGTAAGGCGACTAATAGAATGGTTGATTATACACCTTATGAATATCAAAAAAAATTTCATGGTGATAAATCATCACAACGATTGCTGATGGCTGGAAACCGTGTCGGCAAGTCTTTTTGCGGGGCTATGGAAATGGCGTACCATGTGACGGGTAGATACCCAACGTGGTGGGAAGGCAGAAAATTTACTAGACCAATACGTGCTTGGGCTGGGGGTGTTTCAAATGAAACGACTAGGGATGTCTGCCAAAAAGAACTTGTCGGCCAACCAGATGATCCAGAAGCAAAAGGTACAGGTTCAATACCATTAAAATATATTGCAGATACAGTTAGAAAAGCAGGTGTACCAAATGCATTAAACAGCGTAGTAGTCAAACATATTTCTGGCGGTAATTCTAGATTAGGATTTAAAGCATATGAAATGGGTAAAGAAAAATGGATGGGTGAAAGTGTTGATGTAATATGGTTAGATGAAGAACCACCACCAAGTATATATTCACAAGCATTAACACGTACTGCCGATAAAGGCGGAATTGTGTATATGACATTTACACCAGAAAGCGGAATGACAGAAACAGTTGCACAATTTATGAACCAATTAAAAGATGGACAAGCATTATTTACTGCGGGATGGGATGATGCACCGCATATGACAAAAGAAGTTAGAGAACAAATATTACAAGCGTTAGCACCACACGAAAGAAAAATGCGTGAAAAAGGAATACCACAATTAGGTTCTGGTTTAGTTTTTCCTATAGCAGAAGAAGATATAGTTTGTGATCCAATAGAGATACCAGATCATTGGCCTAGAATATGTGGTTTAGATTTTGGGTGGGATCACCCTACAGCCGCAGTATGGATTACATGGGATAGAGATAGTGATATAGTTTATATTTATGATAGTTATTCTTTACGACAAGAAACTGTACCTGTCCATGCATCAGCAATTAAAGCTAGAGGTAATTGGATACCTGTAATATGGCCTATGGACGGCAGACAAGCAGATAAAGGTTCTGGTAAAAATTTAACAACGCAGTACAGAACAGAAGGTGTAAACATGACTAGAGAACATTTTAGTAATCCACCTAGTCTGGGTCAAAAAGAAGGATCTGGAGGTAATAGCGTTGAGGCAGGAGTTATGGAAATACTAACCCGTATGCAGACAAAGAGATTGAAAATATTTAAAAATCAGAGTAAACTGCTAGAAGAACTACGGATGTATCATAGAAAAGATGGTAAGATTGTACCAGCTAATGATGATGTCATATCCGCAATGAGATATTGTATTATGTCATTGAGGAAAGCAAGGGTAAAAAATTACGAACCTTTACAGATACGTTCCGATAGTGAGTTTAATATATTTAGATAAGGAAAGGAACTATGGGCGGATTTGTAAGAAGAATAATTAGAAGTATTACTAGACAACCTTCACAAGTTGTAGTGCAACAACCACAAACTGTTTCTCAACCTGCTACAGTAGATGCACCAGCACCTACAGATGCAAAAACTTCTTCTGCTATGGCGGCAAGTAAAGCAGGTAGTTATGGTGGACAAACAATTATGACAGGCGCATCTGGTGTAGAGGATGAAGCTAACGTACAAAAAACTATTCTTGGTGGCGGAAAAAAGAAAAAAATAATAGCGTAGTTTATGGTAGAAGTCGTAACAAACGACCAATGGCGTAAACCTATTGGTGAGTATCTTAAAAAAAAATGTCATATATCTGCAGAAATAGGTGATGCTTTTTCTTATATAGGTTTTATTGAAGATGAAAAAATTTTAGGTGGTTTTCTTTTTACAGATTTTGATGGCCATAATATTTATGTTCATCTTGCATTAGAAACACCTAGATTATTTTCAAGAAAACATATAAAATATGTATTTGATTATGGTTTTAACCAGTTAAAATGTGGTAGGATGACGGCAATATGCCGTAATGGTTACGAAAGAAATGAACGCATTTTAAGTGGTACAGGATGGACAAAAGAAGGTATAGTAAGAAAAGTTATGAAAATAGAAAATGAGTTTTTTGATGCGGCGGTTTATGGAATGTTAAAAAACGAATGTAAATGGATAAAGGAATAATATGGGCGGAAAATCACAACCACAAATGCCACCACCAGTAGAGCAATCAACATACGATAAAACTGCAGAAGCAGAAGCAAAAGTTGCGGCTGAAAAAGAAAAAATGTTAGGTTCAAAGAAAAAAGGAATGTATGGAACAATCTTAACAAGTGGTACAGGAGTTGAAGAAGAAGCAGAAACTTCTAAAACATTATTAGGTGGTACTAAAAAAAAGATAACTTAATATGGCAACTTACGAGTATATAAAAAAAAGAGTTGATAAACTTGCGGGTGATAGAGGAACATGGGAAGTAAACTGGCAAGAAATTTTAGATTACGTTATGCCAAGAAAAGCAGACGTAGTAACTTTACGTACTAGAGGTGAAAAAAGAACGGAAGTATTATATGATAGTACAGCTATTACAGCAAATAATTTATTAGCGGCAAGTTTACAAGGTACACTTACATCACCATCTTTACCTTGGTTCTCAATAAAATTACGTGATGATGATTTAAACGAAGATAGAGAAGTACAGTTGTGGTTAGAAGATACCGCAAGAAGAATGTACGATATGTTTAATGAAAATAATTTTAATACAGAAGTACATGAAATGTATCTTGATTTATGTTCTATTGGTACAGCCGCATTATTTGTTGAAGAAGGTAATAAAGGATTTGATACAGATGGTATTCATTTTAATTCTTTACATATTGCAGAATATTATATTCAAGAAAGCATTACAGGAAAAGTAGATACACTTTATAGAAAATATAAATTAACAGCTAGACAAGCTGTACAAGAGTTTGGTGAAAAAAATGTTGGTGAAAAAGTTTTAACAGCCGCAAAAGAAAGACCAGACCATAAATTTAATTTTATACACGCAGTAGAACCTAACGAAGATTACAAAAGAGCAACAGGTAAATCTTTAACTAAATTACCTTTTCATTCTTGTCATGTTTGCGAAGAAGATAAAATGGTAGTTAGATCTGGTGGTTATAATGAGTTTCCATATTTAGTACCACGTTGGTCAAAAGCAACAGGTGAAATATTTGGTAGATCACCTAGTTACAATGCATTACCAGATATTAAAACTTTAAACAAAGCAGTAGAGATAGGATTAAAAGCATGGGCAAAAGCTATTGATCCACCTTTACTTGTACAAGATGATGGTGTTGTAGGTAGAGTTAGAATGACACCTGCAGGTATAACTGTAGTTAGAAATGATGGTGCTGTAAAACCTTTACAGATTGGATCTAACTGGCAAATAACTGATATGAAAGAAAATCAGTTACGTACTGCAATACGTCAAGCATATTATTCAGATCAATTACAATTACAAGAAGGCCCACAAATGACAGCAACTGAAGTACAAGTTAGATATGAATTAATGCAAAGATTATTAGGGCCAACATTAGGTAGATTTCAAAGTGAATTTTTAAATCCATTAATAGAACGTGTGTTTGGTATTATGTTTAGAGCAGGTGCATTATTACCAGAACCAGAAAATATTAGAGGTACAAAAATTGATGTAGAATATTTAGGCCCATTAGCACGTTCACAAAGAATGGAAGAAAGTGTAGCTATAGAAAGATTATACAGTTTAGCTATGAACATTGCACAAATAGATCCAGCAATTATGGATAACATAGACCATGATGAAGCAGTTAGATTAAGAGGTAAACTATTAGGTGTTCCTAAAACTGTATTACGTGGAAAAGAAGATGTTGATAACATGAGAAATGCACGGGCTGAACAACAACAAATGGCACAAATGGCACAAGAACAACAACAAGTAGCACAAGCATCTAAAACACAAGCAGAAGCGTCTAAAATATTATCAGACCCTAATGTATCTGCAGGATTAGAAGATACAGCACGTGAATTAGGAATGCCAACGGATGTTTCTTAATGGACGACGAACAAAATAAAGATCATAACCAATTAAAAAAAGATTACCAAGGTACTTTTGATACTAAAGAAGGTAAAAGAGTGTTGGACGATTTAAAATCGGCCTACTATCATAGAGGATCTTATCAAAAAGATCCATATGAAACAGCATTTCGTGAAGGACAACGAAGTGTAATAATCAGAATAATTAATCTAATAAAGGAGGATAAAAATGTCTGATGAACAAATGACCACAAACGACAATCCAGTACAAGAAAGTGGTACAGTACTTGGATCGGGAAGTGATAATCAAGATTGGAAATCATCATTACCCGAAGAATTAAAAAATGATGCTACATTGCAAAACTTTAAGAATGTTGAAGATCTTGCTAAAACTGTAGTACATCAACAAAAAAGATTAGGAAGCACAATAACTATTCCTAAAACAGATGAGGAAATGAACGAAGTATATGGTAAACTTGGCAGACCAGAAGATCCAAGTAAATATACAGTTAATATTCCGCAGGACTACGAACCATATTTTGAAAAAGAAAATCTTGATCAATTTAAAAACGTAGCACACCAAATAGGTCTTAATGATAAACAAGTAAATGCATTATTAGACTATCAAATGAATACTATAAAACATGAGATGGAAAACGAACCTGCAGAAATATCAAGACAAAAAGCTGATACTGAAACTGCTTTAAAGCAAGAATGGGGTTATGACTATGAAAAAAAAGTACAAGCCGCAGACAGAGCATTATCAGTATATGGTGATGATGAATTACGTGAATTAATTACAAATTCATCTGCTGGTAATAATCCTGCTGTTATAAGATTTTTTGCTAGACTTGGTGAAGAAGTAACAGAAGATATGGCAAAAAATACACAAAATAATAGATTAAGTGTATCACCAATAGATGCTAAAGATGAAATTGCTAAAATTATGTCAGACGCAAATCACCCTTATCATAAAGGGGATGCAACGGCTGTAGAAAAAGTTAGACAATTACATGAAAAAGCATATGGTAATTAATCTATAATTGTTGTATAATTACAACACCAGTTTCGCCCATTAGGATAACGGAAAGGTAGCCATGATCGGCTAAAAAAATCCGATTGATCGTATCGTTTTACGATAAGGTTTCCCGCAAGGATAAAAGCCGATTATTGGAATATGTTATAATACGCTGTGTATTATGACCAATGTTCTGTAACTTTTAATGGAGGACAGTAATATGTCAGTTCAAATAACAACAGCTTTTGTAGAACAATACAAAAGTAACGTGTTTCATTTGGCTCAACAAAAAGGTTCTAAATTAAGAGATGCGGTTAGAGGTGAAAACGTAGTAGGAAAATCGCATTTTTTTGAAAGAATTGGGTCAACTGCGGCACTTAAAAGAACGTCTAGACACGCAGACACTCCGAGAGTGGACACTCCGCACTCTAGACGAAAAGTAACTATGGATGATTACGATTGGGCAGATTTGATTGATCAAGAAGATAAAATCAGAATGCTTATATCTCCTCAATCCGAATACGCTAAAGCAGGTGCATTTGCTATGGGTAGAGCTATGGACGACGCAATTATTGCGGCGGCTACTGGTAATGCTTTTGGTGGTGTATCTGGTGGTTCAACTATTGCTTTACCAGCAGGGCAAAAAATTGCTCATGGTTCAGCAGGTTTAAACGTAACTAAATTAATTTCTGCTAAAGAAATTTTAGATGCGAATAATGTTGATCCAGATGAAGAAAGATATTTAGTATGTTCTAGCAAACAGATTTCTGATTTGTTAGCTATTACATCAGTAACTTCTTCTGATTTTAACAGCGTAAAAGCGTTAGTACAAGGTGACGTTGACAGCTTTATGGGCTTCAAGTTTATCAGATCTGAAAGACTTGGCACAGACAGTAATGGAAACAGACAAGTACTAGCATTCACTAAAGAATCCATGGGTCTTGCGCTTGGAAAAGATATTCAAACTAAAATATCTGAAAGAGCAGACAAGAACTATGCAACACAAGTATATCTATGCATGACTATCGGCGCTACGAGAGTAGAGGACGAGAAAGTTGTAGAGATTGCTTGTACAGAGTAAGGGAGGATATAAATTATGGCTAGTGTAAAAGGATCTAACTTTACCAAGAGAACTGCATCACCTATTGAAAAGGTTGTTGCTAGTGAAAATCATGGTAGATTAAGAGTACAATACGACACATATGAAGCATCATCTCTTGCGAGTGGTTCAGATATATCTGTTGCAAGATTACCAGCAGGTGCAGTAGTGTATGATATTATCGTACACTTTGACGGTTTAGGTGGATCTTCAACTATTTCTGTAGGCGATAGTGGTGCGGCGGCAAGATACATTGCGGCTACATCTACTGCTTCTGCAGGACAAATGGCTATGTCACAAGAAGGTGCTATAGACGGTGTAGGATATGAGAATACTGCTGAAACAGATGTTTTATTAACTACTGGAGGTGCTTCAATCTCTGGTACAATTAAAACTATTGTTATCTACAGTAACGACTAATATCTAAAACAAAAGTATAAGGGGCGATATATATTGAATTATAGTCGCCCCTTTGATATATTATATTATTATGGCTACAGAAGTATCAATTTGCGCAAATGCATTAAGAAGATTAGGTGATGATCCAATAACATCATTAACAGACGATACTGAAAGAGCCAGATTATGTAACGCATTTTATTCAGATGCAAGAGATGCAGTATTAAGATCTCACCCTTGGAATTTTGCTATAACAAGAGCAACTTTAGCACAACTATCTGATACACCTGCATACGGTTTTAATTATCAGTATGCTTTACCAACAAATCCTTATTGTTTACGTGTTCTTGAAATGGAATACAAAGATTACATTTTTAAAGTAGAAAATGTAGCAACACACGGTAGAGTATTATTGACAGATGAAGGTACAGCTAAAATATTATATATAGCTAGAATAACAGACACTACTTTATTTGATGCAATGTTTGTTGATACATTAACTGCAAAATTAGCTGTAGATTTAGCATATCCTGTTACAAACAGTATGCAAGTACAAACAAATATGCAGAAACTATATCAACTAAAACTTTCTGAAGCACGTAGTATTGATGGACAAGAAGGATTTATAGATGATCTTGTTTCTAATACATTTACGGACTTTAGAAAATAATGGCAAGAGTACATCCTTTTCAAACAAATTTTACTGCTGGTGAATTAACACCAAAACTAGCAGGTCAAGTTGATTTTAAAAAATACAATAACGGTGTAGAAGAATTACAAAATATGACCGTCTTTCCACAAGGCGGCGCAACAAGAAGATATGGTAGTAGATTTGTTGCAGAGGTAAAAGATAGTAGTAAATCTACAAGATTAATACCTTTTGAATTTAACATAACACAAGCATATCAATTAGAATTTGGTAACCAATATATTAGATTTTACAAAGATAATGGCCAAATAACAAATGCATCACAAAATATTACAGGTATTACAAAAGCAAATCCTGCAGTAGTTACAGTTGCATCTCATGGTTACACTAACGGAACTGATGTATGGATTAATAGTGTTGGTGGAATGACAGAAGTAAATGGTAGAAGATATACGATTGCAAATGCAACAACAAATACTTTTGAATTATCTGGTGTAGATAGCACAAACTATACTACATATACGTCTGGCGGAACTGCCGCTAGTGTATATGAAATATCATCACCATATACAGAAGCACAATTATACCAAATACAATTTACACAATCTGCAGACGTTATGTATATTGTACATGAAGGAGTATCACCTAGAAAATTATCTAGAACAGGACACACAAACTGGACACTATCAGAAGTAGATTTTAAACGTGGCCCATATTTAGATCAAAATACAACATCTACAACTATGACACCTAGCGGTACTTCTGGTAACGTAACTATAACTGCATCTACAAATACATTTGTATCAACAGATGTAGGTAGATTAATTAAATTTAGTGATGGTCATGCTAAAATTACACAATTTAATAGTGCAACAAACGTAAATGCAACAACAACAGATAATTTTAGTGGTACAGGTGGAACTACAGATTGGTCATTAGGTGCTTATGCTAGTCATTTAGGATTTCCTAGAACTGTATCTTTTTTTGAACAACGATTAGTATTTGCTGGTAGTACATCATATCCACAAACTATATGGGCAAGTGAAAGTGGATTATATGAAGAATTTGATACAGGTGATGGTAGCGCCGCAGATGCATTTATATATACGATTGCCGCAAACAAAGTAAATGTTATTAGATGGTTGCAACCAGCTAGAGATTTAATTGTTGGTACAGCAGGTGGTGAATTTAAAGTAGGACGACCAACAGGTGAACCTTTAAAACCAGACAACGTACAAATTACACAACAAACTACATATGGTGGATATACAACACAACCTATACAAATAGGTAACGCTGTCTTGTTTGTACAAAGACAACAAAAAAAAATAAGAGAGTTTGCATACAGATTTGAAGATGACGCTTATATAGCGCCAGATATGACTTTACTTGCAGAACACATAACAGGTAAAGGTATTGTTGACGTAGATTATGCACAAGAACCAGATAGTATTTATTGGGCTGTAAGAACAGACGGTACTTTACTTGGTATGACATATCAAAGAGAAGAAGATATTATTGCATGGCATAGACATATATTAGGTGGATCATACAAACTTACATTTAACGGTGCATCAGCAGTTACAGCAAGTACATCAGATCCTAATAAAAATGGTTTTGTTACAATATCAAATCATGGATTATCTACAGGTGATAAAGTTACTTACAGCGCAGGTGGAGGAACAAAATTAGCAGGTTTAGTAGATGGTAATGATTATTTTGTGTTTGTTATTGATGCTAATAAATTTGAATTTGCATCATCTTACGATCAAGCTATAGATAGAACTGTAATACAAATAAATGCAGGTGTTGGTGCTAGTCACACAGTTACAGCACAAGCACAAGTAAAATCAGTATCTACAATATCAGAAGATAATGAAAACCAAACTTGGATAATTGTACGTAGAAGAATAAACGGTTCTATAGTACAATATGTAGAATTTTTAGATGATTTAATAAAACTAGATAGCGGTCTTACAGGTGTTGTAAACGGCGATAGTAGTAGTATTACAGGACTTGATCATTTAGAAGGTGAAAGCGTACAAATACTTATTGGTGACGCTGTATATCCTAATCAAACAGTAACAGATGGTGCTATAACTGTTAATTTACCTAGTACTTCTGGTTATAAAAGTATTGAAATAGGTCTTGGCTATACATCTAAAATAAAAACAATGAGAGTTGAGGCAGGTGCTAACGCTGGTACTGCACAAGGACGAAAAAAAAGGTATAATGAAGTTATGGTAAGATTACATAAAACAGTTGGAATAAAAATTAATGGTGATCAATTACCATTTAGAACATCATCTACACCTATGGGCCAAAATATTCCAGAATTTACTGGCGATAAAAGGGTAACTAATTTAGGATGGGATAGAGATGGACAAATAGAAATTTTACAAGAACAACCATTACCAATGACGGTTTTAGGTATAACAGGAACATTGGTAACAAGTGATTAGGAAGGATAAATAATATGGCGTGGTTTGTACCAGCATTGATGGCGGCTTCAACAGCTATGACTATTATGGGTCATAAACAAAATATAAAAAACATGAAGGCAAACGCCGCATGGAAAAGATATGAAAACGAATTGCAGTTACAACACGACAAGCAAAAGTTATTTAAAAACCAAGCAAAATTATTAAGTGAAAAAAGAGCAAGAACTGCCGCTAGTGGTATTAGATTTAGTGGATCACCATTAATTACTGCAAAAGCAGATTATGATGAATTTGAAAATGATTTAATGTTTTTAGAGAAAGGAGTGTTTGTTAAAAATGCGTCTATGAATGCGGAACTTACTGGTATGATAGCAAGTGAAACATACAAAATGGGTGCTACATTGTTACAAGCAGGTGCAAATGCGTATGACTACAAAAAAGGTGGTGATGCCGCTAAAAAAGGTCTTGTATATTAAGAATGTATAAAATTAAAGTTTGGGATGGTGATAATATGATATTTGAAGGATACAGTAAAAAAATACCAAAAGAAGGACAAGACTTTAAAGCATGGACGATAAGCAAAGATAAAAATGGTAGTGTTGTAGAAACATCTTACAACCCTGCTAAATATAGGATTACATATGAAGATACCAAGATATGAAGGAACAAACGTAAACATTAGTAGTGGTAGATCTTTAACTACAGGAATAGGATCTAGCCAAGGTGTTGTTGAATTAGGTAAGACGGCTATGAATGCTGTATCTAACTATGCAACAAAAAAGAATTCTTTAGATGCTAAATTACGTAGATTAGAAATAAATACTAATGTTCAATTATCTGGCAGTATGTTAGCTGGTGAAAGTCAAGGATTTTTTGATAGTTTAGATAGTAGAACAGATTATTTAACACCAGATAATTGGTTACAAGAATACGAAACTAATTTTAAAAAATCAGAAAAAAATTTTAAGACACAATTAGATGAACAAACATTTAAAGAGTTTCAACCTACTTTGTATCAAAACTATTTTGAAACTAAATCTAAAGTAGTAAACAAAATAGCAGATCAAAAAATTATAAACGCTAAAATAGCATTAGATGAAAGTACAGATACTTATAAATCTTCTGTAGAAACAGCTACAAATTTAAAATCTATAAAAGGATTATATGATCAACATACAAAACTAACATTAAAAAATGGTGTTACAACAGAATTGTATAACGACGAAATATATCAACAATTAGTTTCTGATACAAAAGATTGGACTAATAGTAAATATATTATGTTTCAAGTAACACAAGGTGCAGAAACAATGTCACCAGATGGCGATAAAGAAATAGATCAAAAAGAAGTATTAACTAGATTAACAGATAAAAATTTTAAAATAACAGATATAGATGGTAAAGAACTTACACCAGATGATGATGTAAGAAAAAAATTAATAGCAGATGCAAAAACAGATTTTGATAATCAAGATGCTGTACATAAAAAACAAAAAGATGAAAAAGATAAAGTTACTACAGAAGGTTTTACAGATATTATTATAGGTTTAGAAAACAATGATAAAACAGCACAAACTAAAAGCAAAACATTTTTAGCTGATTTAGCAAACTCTGATTTAGACCCAAGTGATAAACTTACATTAAAAAATGCATATAATACTGCAATAAAAAATGTTGCTACAGGTACAAAAAGTTATGATAGCCCAGAAGGAATACAAGCTAAAACATTATTAACATCTTTAGTATTATCTGGCGCTATAGATACACACAAAGAAAGAATGGTTATTGTAGATCTTATGGGTAAAGGTTTAATAAAACCAGAATACGCAAGTACTTTGTTTAAAAAATCTGTAGAAATGACTAAAAGCAAAAACGCATACAAAAAAGATTTAATTAAAAGTGCAACAAGAATGTTGCTTAAAGAAATAGGTGCTAGTGACAAAGGCGGTGCTATTGATGATTTATTAAATAAAACTGGTACAGATCAATTAATACCAGCATTATTAGGTGCTATTGGTACAGATAATTTTACACAAGAAGCATATAACGCTGTAAATAATTTATACGAACTTATTGCACAAGGTGAACAAAAAGGATTTAGTTACGAAAATATGTTAATGAACCCAAGAAACAATAACTACATTATAAATGATCTTGTTGCTGTTTATAATCCTAAAATTAATGATACTAAATTTCAAGAATTACAAAATAAAATTGATGGATTAAAAGGTAAAACAGACACATTAGGTAATGAATATAAAACACATTATATTTTACCTGCTGAATATTTTACTAGCAAAGTACCTGCTTTAGCAAACGTACAAGTACCACCAAGATTAGAAAATGAAAATATAAACGATTACATAAAACGGGTACAAGGTTTAATTAAAACTAATAATACCTTACCAAGTGTTATAACAGGCGATAATATAGAAACACTTGACATAAGTGATTTATTTGTAACAGATGACGATTAATGAGATTAACTGCTTTACAATTAAGACAAGCTGGATTTGATGAAGATACAGTATTGTCATTCGTAGAAAATCAAAGGCCTATATTAAAAAAGGCAGGATTTTCTGATTTTGAAATAAACAAAGAATTTGGCATACAGCCAATAAAAAGCCAATCATTAATAAGTGAAGATTACCAAGATGCTAATGATGGTTTTGGTAGTCAAAAACTATTAGGTAACAAAACACAATTAGAAAACAATCAAGATAATCAAACAGCTAAAGATGTAGAGCAAGATAAAGCAGTTAAAAATAGAAACAATACTATAAAAACATTTGATCTATTAAAACAAGATGATCAAAAAAGAATAATAAACAGAATAGACGAAGCATATAAATTATTTAAGGAAGATGGTGAAGGACGTGTAGGTTTTATATCTACGTTTATGGAAGAAAATTATCCATACGTTCCTTACAATTCTAAAAACTTTTATGAAAATAGAGATCTTACAGTAGCAGAAAGTGCTGTAAATGATACACAAGTAAATACATCAATAATAGATAACGAAATAAAAAGAGATATTATAGAAGGTAAAGTAGGTTTTGATAATGAAACAAATAGATATATTTATAATGCAGAACATTTAGAAGCAGAAAAAGACAGTTTACTTAAAAAACAAAAAGAAGATTTTATAAAAGAACAAGCAGACAACAATCCTAAAATATTACATACACAATACACTACAGGTAAACACTCTAACAATATGTTGGAGTATGCTAAAAATTATTTTAAAGTAGATGATATACAAATATCAAATCTAAATGAATTTATTAGTATTGTAGCTTCTGCAGAAAGTAACAATAGAAATATTGTAGGATATGACGGTAACGCCGCAGGATTATTTCAGTTTAGAAAATCTGGTTTTAGAACAGCATTAAATAGATACGTAAACATTATGCGTAGAATAGATCCAGATTATCAAATATCACCAGAAATAGAAGCGGCTTACGATCATAATGACGTAACAGCATTATCGTTTGATTTACAAAGAGCATTGACAATAGCTAACTTTTTAGAAATGCCACCTAGTGAAAAATTTAACCGTGCAGGTAGTGATGGTTTATTAAAATCTATTATGGATGGTGATGTAGAAGCAATGAAAAAATTATACAGAGAATATCATCATGCATCTTACGAAAAACAAGAAGATGGTACATATCAATTAAAAGAGTTACCTGCTCTTGATGAAAGAATAAATAAATACTTTGACGTGTTTGGTAAGATATATGAATACGAAACACCACAAATGGCATTTTTTAGTACTGATAGTACTGTAGCAAAAGCATTAGAAAAAGTACCTTATGGTAGTAAAGTTGTACAAGCGTTTGGTGGTAAAGGTAGATACAACGTATTTAGTAATGGTTATGAAATGTCTGTTAATGGTCTTATTGATAGATACAATCAACTTACTATAGAAGATAAAATACCACCTGCAGAAGCGTTACAACGTGTATTTATGTATCAAGAACAATCTTTTAGTAAAGAAATAATACAAAGTGCAGTTACATTAGTAAACGATTTACCGTGGATGGGTGCTGGATGTTTTGCGGCTGGTGGTACTGTAGTTGCTGGAACACTAGGTGCAGGTATTCCTGCCGCCCCTGTAGTTTGTGGTGCTGGTGGTTTTGCTTTACCAGAAACAGTAAGAGATGTTTACATGAGAGCCATTGAAAGCGGTGAAGCACACGATATAAAACAATTTTTATCTATATGGATGGATCACAAAACATTACTTACAGCTATAAAATCTGGTACAGTTGGTGGTGTTACATTTGGTGCAGGTGCAAAAGTAAAACAACTTACTGGTAGTACAGCCGCTAGATTAGGTACAGAAGTAGTTACAATGACTACATTAGGTGCGGCATTAGAAGGTCATATACCTACGTCTAGAGATTTTGCACACGCCGCAGTATTAATATTTGGAATACATGGTTCAGTACAAGGTTTAAAATCATTACACAATATATATAGACGATATTCTGTACACCCTAGAGATGTTGTTAAATTAGCAGAAAAAGATGCACACTATAGAGAACAATTAGAAAAAGGTGAAATGCCAGATATATATGTTGAAGGGTCTAAAACAGTAATACAAGGATTAGAAAAAACAACTAACGTAAAATTATTACCAGAACCTAAATTTAAAAATAACGAAGTTGTTAATATTAACGTAGCAGGTACAGAACAAGGTAAAGTTATAGGTAAAGAAGTAGCAGGTAATAACAATGTATTAATAGTACAAAAATCTAACGGTCAAAAAATAAATGTATTAGAAACAGAAGTTAGAAAAACAGATCCGTTACCAATAGAAGTAAAAATAGAAGGTGATAAAATTACTATTAATAATAAAAAAGATGGTACATTTAAAGACAGACAAACTAACAAAGAATTTAACGAAGATATATTTGAACTTACAAAAGATAAAGATGGTGCATTTGTTGTAGATAACAGAGGTACATATAAAACAACACCGTTACAAGCATTGATAGACACAAGTGTTAGTAGAGAAAAATTAGTTACTACAGATGGTAAAGTATCTACTAACAAAAGCATACTAATAAAAAATAAATACTATCCTAAAATGGCAGAAACTATTGGTAAGTTTAAAACAGAAGTAAAATCAGAAGGTAAGTTTGCTAATTTTAAAGAAATAATGACACGTGTTTTTAATGGTATGTCATCTAAACATAAAAAAGTTTCTATTGTATTTGGTGTAGATGGTGGTGGTTCTAGTACATTAAAAGTAGATACAATGGTAGGACGTATTAGAAATGAATATGTATCGTTTAGTAGAAAAGCATATAACGAATTAATTAAATTTAAAGACACAGATGGTAAAATTAAAAAAGCTACTATGGTAGGTGATAGTGCAGAAAAACCATTAGTATTTTTACATCCAGAAACTAATAACATTATAGCGTTATTAATGCCTAAAAGAATGAACGGTGATTTATTAGCACAAGCAGATAGATATTTTAAAGATCATAAAAGTACTGCAGATATGGATGGTATGCATTTTGATAGAGTACCTAATAGTAGAAGCGGTGACAACTGGGGAATACCTAACGAACCATATGGTGAAACAAAGACTACATTTGGTGAAAACAATGCAAAATGGAAATCATTATTTAATTCACCAAAAGGTATAGATATAATAGATCTTGTTGAATTGTATAAAGTGTTTGTAAACAAATCACCAGAAATGGGTAAACTTGGCCCAAGACTAAATGGTTTTTTTCAGTTTGCAGGTAAAAACTCACCACGTATAAAAATTAACGAAGCGTTACAAAAAAATCCAGAACAATTTACTATGACGTTTGCACACGAATTAGGACACTTAATTGATTACTTGCCAGATGCTAGTTTAAAAAGAGGTAATATTCTTGGTTCTATAGCTAGTTTAAAGAATTACATGAACAAATAGATAG